TTGACTGAAGGTGTTGGTAACGTAAAGTCTATCGACCGTCTTGAGTATGAATACCGTGTGGCAACACACCGTTTGAGAACTCGTCCGGTTTCTAAAGCTCCAAGCGTAACTACTAACGTAGGTCTTGCAGGCGCTAACTTCGAACTTGAATTCCCAGACAAGCACTTCGTATTTCCTTACGTACTTGTGTCTCAATCGGGTGCTCAAGCTCGTATTATGAAGGAACCAGAATTAGCAGCTGGCGGTTCAGGTTGGAAATACACTCTACAAGTAGTAAACCCATCTACTACTGCTACTGTACCTGCAGCTGACGTTGCAGTTGGTGCATTGTGGGCTCAAATGTTCGCACCTGTAGGTGTTGATTTCTCTCGTGGAAATGCATCTAACTGGGAAACTCCAGGATTGGTACGTAACAAATTGACTACAGTTCGTAAGTCTTACCACATGTCTGGTAACGCTAAAGAATTTGTAGCTGAATTCTCTCTACCAACTAAAGGTGGTTCTACTACCAAGTTGTGGATGGATTACGAAGAGTACTTACACATGCTTGACTTCAAAGAAGAGTGTGAAATGTACTACTGGTATGGTGAGAAAACTTACGATGCTAACGGTCAAACTTTCATGAAAGATGAAAATGGTCAGCCGGTTATCGTAGGTCCTGGTTTATTCCAGCAGATCATCAATAAAGACACTTACTCTACTATGACAGAGACTAAGCTTAAGAATATCATCGGTGACTTGTTCTACGGAATGACTGATGCTGCTCAGAAGCAAATTACTCTGTACACTGGTACGGGTGGTGCACGAGAGTTTGATGAAGCTCTTAAATCACACTTTGCAGGATCTGCAGGAGGCTGGAAAGTAGGTGGTGAAAACCGATTCATTACAGGTAGCGGACGTAGCTTAGGTATGTCAGGTTACTTTACTTCGTACGAGCACGTCGATGGACACTCTGTAAACGTGGTTAAATTACCATTGTTTGATCACGGTGCTGTTGCTCAAGCTCGTGCTAAACACCCTGTTACAGGTTACTCACTTGAGTCTTACCGTATGGTGTTCGTTGACCAGTCTAACTACGACGGTCAGAACAACTTACAAATGATCTCTAAGAAAGGTCGTGAGATGATGCGTTGGTGTGTAGCTGGTTCAGTTGTTCCAAAAGGATTCGAATCGACTTCTGCAAGAGCATCTGATGTAGACGGGGCAAGCGTACACATGTTGAAGACGGCTGGTCTAGCGCTTAAGCGTTTTGACACGTCATTAGACATTCAGTGTGTCGCTTCTTAATAAAGGCGTGTAACGCGGTCTATATATTGGTTTGGTTGAGGTTGTGGGGAGCTTTGCTCCTCACATCCTTACTTTAAAATATAGGAGAGTTATTCTTTCCACCCTATAACAATTAACTAAAAAGAACTGAATTTATGAGTAAAAAAGTATTCATTAGGAGAAAGGACATGGATAGTCACTTACCTAAAGCGGTACGAGCTGAAGCAACAACAAAGCTCAGCAGCGTCTATGTAAATAGGCAACCTTTGCACGGTTTTAGTGCAGAGGACAACAAGAAATATCTAAATGGGATTCTTGACGTAGCTCCCGATCACCCAGATTGGCCACGCCACGTAAAACAATTCTACGCAGATTTGACTATTCCTGTAGGATTTACAGGAGTTGAACTAGAGGTAGGTTTAGATGGTGACAATAACCCACTAAGCATAATGGATTACATTAAGTACAATTTTGCACTTAAGCATCCACATGTAGCACTGACCAAAGAGGAGATGGATGGTAACTTTAACAAGCGATTCTATATCCAAGATCTGACAAGAGAAGACAAGGTTAAGAACAATGAAATCAAACTTAAGAAAGACGCGGACAAGGAGTTCATTAAACTTTCTTCTAGTTTACCAAACATGAAACGTGTATTGCGTTTGATGTCTAACAGCAATCCAGAGCGTATGACTGAGGAGCAGATTGAAAACTCGTTATACGAGTTGAAAAACAAAAATGCTAAGAAGTTTTTACGTATTGCTACAGACAAACATTTAGAACTAAAAGCAGAAATTGATGAAATGATTACTGCTGGAGTTCTTAGAAAAATCGGAAATCAAGTTATCTTTATTGATGAAGTTTTGGGTGACACAATTGATGATACAGTTGTACATCTAAAAGACAAAAAGAATTCCGGTAAACTGACAGTCCTACGGGCTAAATTAAAAGAGTTGGCATTGACTTAATATGAATGTAACTGAGATGCATATCGCTGTACAGCAAGGAGTGGATAAGATTAATTCACTCCAGGCTGACAGCTTACTATCCGAAGAGATAGATTTAGAATTGAACAAGAACATGTTCAGATTTATTAATGTCAAGTATGGCAGAAATAACATCTATCGTAAAGGGTTTGAAGAATCTCAGAAACGCATTGATGACTTACGTACGCTTGTGCGCGAGTATGAGGCACCAACAGCTTTTAAAGAGCAGCTGCAAAAAAATATTTTTGTAGATACTTTTACAATTCCGTCTGACTATATGTATTTGGTAAACCAAGTTTCTAGAGTTTACATTAATAACTGTAAGACGATAGACTATTCTTTAGTAAACTTACCAGCTGTAAATTACTTTGTAGTAGACTTTAACAATTTTGTACTTAATAATGCTGATGGAAACTCCGATGCATTTATTAACGGTATAGAGATGAATAAAGACGATAGTCCAAACCCGGCATTTGCTGAAGTAGTTTGGAGTCCGTCAAGCAATTTAATTTCTTCAGGATGGTTACCAAATTCTTATCCTGGAAATATTGAAGCAGTTAAACAAGACATACTAAACAATCCAGGTGCTGGATTTAAAATCTACTGGGAAGAGTATGAAACTCTATACGAGCCCGGAAGTTTTATTGTTGTAGTAGACATTAGTTTACATTACTGGTTTAATTGGGACCCTTCTGCAGGAAATTTATCAGTACTTAAAGGTTTACCATATGGTGACGATGGTATTACAAGAACTGCTCCAACAGATTTAAATGGGCGAGTGCTAGACGCTAGCTATTCAGAAAAAAGAGAACCAATATCTTACTCAGACCTTCTTACACAAGGGAATAGATTTTCTCAACAAGACGATATTTTTACGCTTTTGAACGATCCATTTAATACCACAAAGCATACGTCACCGTTGACAACAATGCGTGGTAGGTCGATAGATATTTACACGAATGATATATTTATAATAGATTCTGTAAAAATAACTTACATAAGAAAGCCGAAAGAGATTTCCTTATCTTTGGGGGTAAACTGTGAACTGCCTGAACATACTCATCAAGAGATAGTTGCGATGACAGTTGCCAGTATATTAGAAGCCATCTCTGATCCTAGATACCAATCTGCATCAGTGGAGGTTACAAAGAATGAATAGTTTTATTAATGGTAGCCTAAGGTTACCGAAAATTTAAAAAAAATGTCAAGACATTTATTTGTTGGCGCGGACGTTGCTGGAAACGCCAAATTAATTACAGGTCTAATGGCTGACGGTGCTATTGGTATCGAAGCCGCAGGAAAAGCTTTTGATGCAGCTGATGCAGAATTAGATGCTGATTTGTATGTTGCAGGAAACAATGTTCCAGCAGACGCAGATCAAATTCGTATTTTATTAGGAACAGGTGGTAACATGCTTGTATCTCCATGGATTTCTCGCAGAAATGTAATTGCATACAGCGGACAGTCTGGTGCAGCTGCTGTTCCATGTAAGCAAACAGTAACAATTGGTGGAACTTCTGCTGCTGCAGGTACTGTAGTATTAAAGTTTGTTAGAACAGGTGGACCACGTCCAGAGTTCTTTAGTTTTTCTACTGCAATTCCTGCTAATACAGCTCACACAGCTGCTGATGCATTAGTAAAAGCTGCATACGAAGCTGCTGTACTTCCAGAATGGTTAAATCCTGTTGCTGTTGCTACTGCAGGAGCTACTGTAGTATTTTCTGGCGCTAAAAGAGGTGATAGTACTCAAAGCGGTGGTACTTGGGATTACGAGCCTGTTCAATTTGAACTAATTGTAGAAAGCTACGATGGTGGTACTCAAACTTATGTTGCATCTGCAACTCAAGCTGGTGACCCAGGTATTGGTGATGGTTACGCAGTATTGGCTCTTGAAGAGTCTTTGCACGGTGTTAGCCACGGGTTCTATGATCGTTTGAAATTACCTAACAAGCCTGCAGTTAATGCATTGGTAGGTACATCTTACGATATGATTACTTTGGTTGCTACTAAAGACGGAAGCACTTCTCCACAGATTAAAGGTGTGGATAATCTAATCGAGATTATGATTGCTCTACCTGCAGGCTTTAGTGCTGCAACAGTAGTAGCAAACTTGAACGACTACTTGGCTGGCGATTTCACAGCAGTATCAGTTTAAGATTTATTCTTACATAAGACTACTAGGGAGCTTGTCTCCCTACTAGTCTTTTTTATTATATTAGACAAATGGCATTAAACGTATCATATACTGCAGACTGTAACAAAATTATTGTAAATGTTACAGGTGCGGACAGAGCTAAAACTAACACTGTCCAAGTAACTAACGGATCTAGATCTATCGCCTACGAGTTTGATCAGCAAAACGAAAACACACGAGTTGTTACAGTTGCGGAAGTAGGAGGAGATAATGGAATCTATGTAGTTAATCATGTTGTTGATGGAGTTATACTTGCAAGAGCTGCTGTAATTCTATCTTGTGATATTCAATGTTGTTTGGCTAGTAAAATGAATGAGCTGCTTAAATGTGACTGTGATTGTACAAAATGTGCAGAACAATTAGCAGAAGCTCAGAAAATATTCTTACTGCTTAAGACTGCAGAATCAGAACTTGCTTTGGCAGATGAAGCTGGAACTATTCAGCAAATACAGGCAGTAATTGACAATGCTCAAGAAAAGTATTTAACTGCCCAAGACATGTGCGCAGGTCATTGTGGGTGTAACTGTTAAACATGGCTAAGCAAACATTTTTATCATACAAATACTTCAGAGATTCTGCAGGAGTATCTTATGCAATATTTGTATCTCACGATTCTGATAAGGTTGCATCTGTTACTGTAGACCAAGGTTCTAACCTGTCTATTATATCAGAGAAAATTAACCTATTACTTGATGGATCTCAAGAGAACATTATTGAGTATAAAGGTTCTGGTGTACTATCAGTAACGTTTAGCTCATCTTTTAAGCAAGATGTTCCAGTAGCAGAATTAGCTGCAAGTGACGCGCTTAGTCAAGACTTTTCTAGCCTTATAAGATCATTTAGCTTTAGTGTTAATCCTGATGACGGATTAGGCTACAGCATTGTAGATTCTATCTACTACTCAGAAGGAACTCAGTTTGGACAGCTGTATATATTTCCTTCTTCTACCAATAGCCATTTAGACATAAGTGCTACACAAGATTATTACTACACTTCTGACGGTGCCGCTGCATACATTGGCTCTACAGAATTGCAGAACCAATTTTTAAACGCCATAGACTATACCAATGTAGGTTCTGGCGATACAAACCTAGGTAGGTTTAGAGGAGAAAAAGACGACGGCAGTTCTTTAAGTTTTACTTCTCGTAACAGCGTTACTACAAATGCCCCAGGACCTAAAGTAATAGGCGGGATCATTTCAATAGCTTTAACTAAAAGAAGTGCAGAGACTAACAGTGTTTGTTTAGACCCTAGAGCCTCTAACTACTATTTAAAAGGCTGTGCCGGTAACTCTTTACCTTGTACTGCAAGTGGGGCTATGGCCAACGATTGTGACGGTGTAGCTCTTACAGCAGATAAGATTAACAGCAACATTAATATAGATGGAGGCTGTTGTACGTACGCAGTAGGGTGTGAAACTTTTGATGTTTCTTTAGATTCTACTAAAAAAGCTTCTAGTGATAACGCTGCAGACGGAACTGCTACATTTGTAGTAGAAGGTGGAACCGCTAACTACTCTTACACAATAGCTGTAAACAATGTAGTTGGATTAGTAGACCCTACAGTAAGCTTTTCAAGTACAACTGTTAGTAGTATAAGCACAGATCGTATTACAGTCAGTAATCTTTACACTGGGGGATATACGATTACAATATCCGATTCTAACGCAACTGCATGTTCTCAGACAATACAATTTGTAGTAGGCTCTAAAGGTGGAATTGCTGAAGGAGTGTTTGGATGTCAAACCGGTACTACTGCAATTAATTATGACAACACATATCCTGAAGACTCTGCAGACGCATGTGTGTATTGTAATGATGGAGGTAGATTAGCTGCTGGGACTGCTTTAGCAAATGTGCTAGGACCCTGGGTTTTAGATACAGGAAACTCTACAACAGTTAGGTCTATAAGCGATGGCTCTGGAACATCTTTAAACAAAGGGTCTATAAATTTTGCAGGAATTAAATATCCTGAGCCTTATACAGTTTTAGGCTATCCTAATCTCTTACAGTTTAAAGTAGCTGAAAGTTTTTACAGTACACAAGCTAACCCTATAGATTATTACTTGTACAAAATGCCCTCTGTAGGTTCTGGAATTACAGAATCTGCAAAAGCACAGCAAGTAAATTCTCAAAGGGGAGATTTAACACTTTCAAGTCAAGCAACGTTAGTTACAACAGTTTCTACAACTGGGGGAGCTCATATATTTAACAACCGGGCAGCAGGAGAGTATGCTATTCTTGTTAGGTATGATGTAGACGCAGGCGCAGGAAATACAAGTGGTAAGTCAGAATTGTGTTACGAAATTTTTGGACCATTTGTAATTGAACAAGCTGGATGTACAGATGCTAGAGCAAATAACTACAACAGTAACGCAACATTTGACGATGGCTCTTGTAGCTACTCTGAACTCTATAAAGGTTGTACAGATCCAAAAGCACTTAATTACAAAGCATCTGCAGTAGTAGATGACGGATCTTGTCAGTACCAATCAGATAGAGATACAGATGTTTTAGGGTGTACAGACCCTTCAGCAGATAACTACAGCCCATCTGCAAACATTGACGACGGTAGCTGTATATACCCTACGCAAGGAACTTACAAATGTATAAATTCGAAATGTCAATTTATACAAAATGATTACACTGGTTCTAAAACATTAGAAGAGTGTGTTAGAAAAGGTTGTTCTGGAATAGAGACTGATGAGACAAGGCTTATAGATTTTGCCGGTTTAAAAGTTACGATTACTAGTTCTAATTCATCATCTACATCTTAAAGTATATAGTATGGCAATATGCAATGATAATGGTACAGGATCTATAACGGTAACACTACCAAATTCTACAAATTTATTAAGTAGCTTTAAAAATACTGTAGGAGTAGCTTATACAATTACGCTTAAAAGTACTAGTGATGGTACAATTCGTACTAATTACAATTTAATTGCAAGAATTGACGATAAAGCTTGCCCTGGCCCTGGAGACTTTTTACTATTAACTGCATCTTCAGGAGATATTTTTACTTTTAACAGTATTCCTGCTGGTGCGTACATAGTTACAATAGAATATTTTAAAGGGGCATACTATACTAAAAACTCAAAAATTTATGTACCATCTCCTTGCGTTTCTACTAGTAGTAAGGTAACATACGCAGCTATTAATTTAGATAGTTGCAATACTGATGTATACGGATGTACAGACCCTATTGCAGATAATTATAATAGTTTAGCAACTGTAGATGATGGTAGTTGTATTTTACCAGCCCTTCCAGGATGTACAGATCCAAATGCAAGGAATTTTTCTGCTTTTGCTACAAGCGATAGTGGTATTTGTCAGTATGATATAAATGCTTGTACAACTGATTGTAGTGGAGTTACTACAGTTGTTCCTGCATGTATTCCAAACAATATTGATGAACTTCTTGAGTACAATAAAAAATGCATTGCAGCCTCTGGGAACAGATATTATACAAAACACATTACAGGGCTAAGCGATAGCTGTTCTAACATGGACTCTTGGAAAATGCTAATCATTAATGATCTTATGTCTAGAAAAGGTTTACCGTGTTTGTATAATTGTACAGATCCAAATACACCTTCACTAGAAGATGCAAGCATTGACTGTTTACAGATTTGGAAAGATGCTGGCAGCGTAGCGTGGGATCCTGATAATGTTTCTACTTATACACAGGATTCTGTAGTTTTACGAAATAACACTGTTTACACAGCTACTGCAGACAGTAATCTAGATATAGACCCTGCATCTACAAACTCTATAAATGGATGGAAAAAATGTAATGATTTGGCAATTAAAAACGAGTCTAAAAATTATTTACCTAACTTTTTAAAGTTTGCAGAGCAATACTGCAAAGACTGCAACATACCTTCATATAGACAAGATGATCCTCAAGCTGTACAAATATCAGATACGTACAGTGTAGGAGGCAATCCTATTACAATTAACGGGTCTTCCCTTAATACATAAAAACATGGCAGAGATAACATCACTCAGTACTTTATCAAAAACTAGCGTAGATACTACCGATTTTTTATTGGTTGCAAACTCTACGACTAAACAAGCTAAGAAATTTCAACTGCAAAGTTTGTTTCCATCAGTATCTACTGCAGGTACTGGGTCTCAAACTTTTTACGTCAGTCCAACTTTAACTAACAAAAATCAAATTGTATTTAAAGGCATTAAGTCTGCTGACAGCAAAGTAACTGTAACAACTGTCTCTGACAATGTTGTAATTACTCTTGTAGAAGGGCAGATAGACTTAAGCAACTGTAACAATACTTCAGCAGGGTTTTTAACTTCTATAAACTTCTCTGGAACTGTTACTGGACAATGTGCTGTAGTAAATGGTGGTACTGGCTTGGCTACAATAGCACAAGGCTCTGTGCTGTATGCAAGTGCTGCAGATACAATTGCTGCTAGTACTCCAATGACAACTAACGGACAGCTGTTGATTGGTAATGCTAGTACAGGTGCTCCGTCTGTTGCAACTCTTACAGCAGGTGCTAACATAACAATTACAAATGCTGCTGGCTCAATTACTATTGCGGCTAGCTTAGCTAGTTTAGCAGCTACTCTAGATACTGGTGCTTACAACATTGATCTTAACACTAACTATCTTAGTGATGATGGCACTAGCCGAGGTATTTATGTGCATAACGGTAGAGCTATTATAAACGACTCAGGATCTACTCTTGATACTGCTAGCTCTACTGGTCAGATTAACTTAAAAGGTAGCACTTCTACGGCAATGACTATTGGTAGTACTGAAGTCTACCAAGGTTCGTACAGCATTTTAACTACAACTGCTCCTAGTGCAACTACTGGGGCAACATTAAATATATACGCAGGTGCTGGTGGTACAGGCAATGAAAATGGTGGAGCTTTACAATTATTTGCAGGAAATGCTACAGGATCTGGTTCTGGAGGCGATGCAGTACTTGCAGGTGGAGACAGTGTTTCAGGAGCTCAAGGAAGCGTTTTACTTAAAACTTACACTTCTGGCAACGTATTAACAACTGCTCTTTCTATAGACAGATTGCAGCGAGTAACTCTTGCGTCAGACCTTTATGTTTCTGCAGGTCCCGTATACGCACGAGCATCTACTAAACCAGCTGTAATTGCATATCAAGGGCCAGAAGCTACTACTGATGATGGTACTACAGCAATATCAGCTGCAAACATTTTAACAGGAATTGTAAAATGTACGCCTACTGCAGATAGAAGCAAAGCTACAGATACAGCCTCTAACCTTATAACATCATTGGCTTTGTTAGCAGACAACGACAGTGTTGATTTTACTTTGCTTAATTTAGCTACGGACGGAACATCTGATATAACACTTACAGGTGGCTCAGGTGTAACTTTAGTAGGCAACATGATAGTGAAGTCTCAAGACAACGCTGACGATGCTGGTTACGCGGGCGTGGGTAGATTCAGAGTTAGACGAACTGGATCTAGTGCAGTAACGATGTATAGAATTTCATAAACCAAAATAAATATATAGACTATGAAAAAGTTCACGGAAACAAACGCAGAGTTTGTTGAATTGTTTAAAGGCCTTACAGCAGTACAAAGCTTAAAAGGTGTAAAGTTTGGCTTATTGGTAGCTAAGAATGTACGAGTCATACAAAATGAGCTCCAACATCTAGAAGATGCTAGTAAGCCTACTGAAGAGTTTTTAGAGCTGTCTGTTAAGATAAACGAGGCAATGAACAACAAAGCCGAAGAGGCTGTAAAAACTTTAGAAGCTGACAACGCAGATCTAATACAAGAACGTAAAGATCAGTTGGCTGAGATTGAAAAACTGATGGAAGAAGAAAGCACTTTAGAGCTTTTTCCTATTCCAGAAGATTGTATACCTGAAGACATTACTGCAGAGCAGATAATGGGAATTGATAAAATCATTGAATAATGAAAAAAGTTAACTGGATTAACAGCTGGAAGGCTGCAAACAAAAAGCCCAAATACTACCTAGAGTGTAGAATTGGCACCTGGACAATTATTGAAATAAAAAAGCATAATGACAAACTTAGATTTATGCTGTTTAACCTTGGATTTGAAATTTAGAAATTATGGCAATTTTAGACATAGATCTTACAATTGAGACTTCAGATGCATTTTCAGATTCTAACAGGACTGTTATAACTGTCGGTTTTGATCCTAGAACTTCACAAGATAGTGTATTAAAGAGAGTAAATTTAGTAGCAAATACTGAGAAACTTATTTTTAGCAACGCTGAGTATGGAAAATCTTATCTGTATTTAAAAAATATGGGGAGTGAAGATATTGATATACAAGCTACTGGCGGAGGCACTATCTATGCTTCTTTAGCAGAATTAGAATTTGCTTTTATTCCTTGGAATGGAACTTTAGATCTTTATGCAGAGTCTTCCGCTAATAATATAGTTGAAGTTGGAATATTTGAAGTTTAATATTTTTTAAAATGAATGAGCAGGATATTAGAGTATTGTTATTAAACGCAACAGCCATGGGTATTAGTATGGCACAGGTAGAGATGGTACTCAAAATATCTTTGCTTGCTGTGTCTATTGGATACACGCTACAACGATGGTGGCTATTACACAAAGAAAGGAGTAAAGAATGAAACTAGAAGTATTAAGATTCAGTAGCGAAAAAGACAGCACAAATGGATTACTATTCGATGTCACAGACGGGCGTAAATTCTTATGTTACACCCTTGAAGACGAGCACAGAGATGTCAAAGAATACGGTGAAACTAGAGTTCCTGCAGGAACATATCGGATTACTCTCAGGACGGTTGGAGGATTTCATGCTAGATATTTAAACAAGTATGGGGAAATGCACAAAGGAATGTTATGGGTACGTGAGGTTCCTAATTTTGAGTATATTCTTATCCACACTGGCAATACTGATGAGCACACTGCTGGGTGCTTACTTCTTGGTGATACTCAACAAACGAATTTTGAGTGGAGTGATGGATTCGTTGGTCGCTCTACTATTGCGTATAAGAGGGTTTATCCGAAGATTGCTGCAGCGTTAGTAGCAGGTGAAGATGTAACAATTACTTATACAGACTTTGACAGTCTAGACTAAGATGTTTAAGTATCTGG